TGCAGCTGCAAAGCTAGGCAAGTGCTGTGTACATACTACCTCTCTACCGAGCAAGTAGCGCTCTACCTTGCCGTCTAAGCCGTGGTTAACGCGTGCAATAGGCTGTCCGTTCTCGTCCACAAGTCCGATAAAGCCCATAAAGGTCTTTTTAGACATGCACCACTTAGCGTTACCCTCGTACTCTTCTGGGAGTTCTGCCTCTGCGTCGATAAGTGCAGCGTATGAAAGTGCAGCTACATTAACAGTAGCAATGCTCTCGCCCTCGTCTGCTGCAGTGTTAATAATTCCTGTAGGCTCGCCGCTGCCGCTGCCCTTAATAATGCTCTCTTCGAGTTTCTTAGTCATAGCCTCTACGATAACTCTTACTAAGTAAGCCTCGAAAGCTGTAATAGACATTGTGTCTACTTCAAGAGATACGGAAACTGCGCAGCGTAACTTATGGTATGCAAAAGTAACGCTACCTACTGCAAGTTTCTGCTTGTCGCTGCCTGCGCCCTCTGCTACCCATGTAGCTACTGGCTTAACAGAGTTCTTAGGAATAGCTACGCCGCCCTTGTAAGCAGTCTTGGTAACAAGTGCCAAAATGCCGCCTACGTTTTCGAGCTTGCTAATGATCTGGTCTACAACAGTTGTAGGAATTACGTTTCCTACGTCGGTTGTCTTTGTGTTAGCGTCGCCTCTGTACTCTGCAGGAATAGCAGTTCCTCTGGTTACGTACTGCATAAATGCCTTACGATAAGCCATAGACGCGTACTTGTCGTCGTCCTGCTCTGGTGCTGCGCCGTTAGGTGCTGCGAAAGTTCTTACGGTCTTGCCCTCGCCTGCTGCAATGTTTGCAAGTGCAGCGTTTCTCTTTTCTGCTGCCTCAACAAGCGCCTTGCGCTGCTCGTTAAGCTGCTCTGCCTCGTCTACGAGCTTGTTGCTCTCTTCTACTGAAAGCTCTGCGCCTCTTGTTTCGAGTTCGTTCTTAATTTCGGCAATGCGTGCCTCGATTTCTTTTAAGTTCATGTCTTTACCTCTCTTATTTTTTCTTTGTGATCTGGTTATTAAATGCCTAAAGTGTCTATCTTAAGTTTTGCTACACGCTTTGCCAGCTGCTCCCGCTGTTCTAGTTCCCGTCTCCCGTTAACATAGTTACGTGCTGCTATAGTTGTATCGTCGTTAGCTGGGATAGATACCGCGCTAACGTCGTATACTTTCTTAACCTCTAGTACTGTACGTGTACGTGTTTTCTGGTCGTAAGCGTCCTTTGTTACGACGAAAGCCCACGACATTTTAGTAATCATGCCTGCTGCAATATCCTCGTACAGTCCTTTTGCAAGTTCTGTGCGGCTTAAGTCTGCTGTAACCTTAAAGCCTGTGTCGTCTAAGTCCAGCTTAAGCGTGCCGTTAGAATTTCTAGCAAACACTCTGCCGCTGTGGTCGTACTGCATAATAACGTCTGACATGTCCGCGTTGTCTAGCGCGTGCCTGTCTATCTGTTCGTAGTACTTTGTGCCGTCGTAGTCCTCAAAAAGCACGTACGGCTTATCGAAAGTAGTAGCGTAACCCTCTACCATGTAGCTAGGCTCGTTACTGTCCTCTTTTTTTCTTACTGCTAGCGGCTGCGCTAGCTCTCTGTATTCTCTCTCTTTAACTACTGGCATTATTCCTGTACCCCCTCGTCTGTAGGTGTTGTGGTGTCCTCTGCTGGCTCGTCCTGCGGCTCGTCTGTAGGCTCGTTTACGTCTACGTTGTCGTCGTTGCTGCCGTTATCCAGCTTAGTAACCTCTGTGTATTCTTTTCTGATGTAGTACTTGTCGCCGTCCTCTACGTGCGGCATGTTCCATATATCCATAACCGTATTACGGTTAATTAGCGCCCTGTCGAAAAGCTGCGTACTTACTTGCAGCTTAGTAGCGTTGCTCGCATACTGCAGCCTGTTTGCGCTAAACGTAATCATGTTGCCAGTAGCAAGCTCGCGCTCTGTATAAACCATGTTACTAAGCACTATGCTTAACTGAATTGCAAACGGCTCTATTTTGCCCTCGTAGTAGGCGTTCCACTGTTCCTCTGTAAAGTCGTTCTGCAATATGTGCATGTTAGTGCCAAAGTGTGTGCAGACGTTCTCGTTAATTTGCTGTGTCTGCAGCGCGTTTGGTGTATACGGCTTGCTCTCTACTTGCTTAAGGTCTGCAAACTTGCTGTCGTATATGATCATGCCGCTAGTGTTTTCTGCGCTTAAGTTGTCCTCTGTAAAGCGCTCGCGCTCTTTCTTAATGTCCTCTGGCTTAAGCATGTTTGCTATTTTTGCCATGAAACGTATATTAGCGCTATTCTTAACGGCGTTTATAATACCCTCGTTGCTGGTCTGCATAAGCTGCATAGTAGGCTTAAGCGTTGTGTTACTTTCTCCGAAAAGGTCGTTACGGTACTGGTGGCTTGTCATAATTCCCACGCGCTCAAACTCAATAGCGCCGCGCTGCCCGTTAGAGAAAGTGTAGCGTAAGTATAGCTGCCCTTTTACGTCTACTACCTCGCAGCTGCTAGGTAAGAGCGGGTAAAAGCCTACCAGCTCGCCGTACTTGTCCTCTACTGGTGCAATAAAGCAAGTGTGCTCGCACTCTAGTATAGTTGCGATACGAGCTATAAACTTTGGCGTGTCCGTAAAGTAGTTAGGCTTAAACTGTAGCGCCCTCTGTAATTTTCTATGTGCGCTGCCGCTCATTTCTGGCTTAAGTTTGCTGCAGTGTGTCGCAAAGCTGTTAATAGCTGTGCGTGTTAAGTCCATTTCGTATACGCCGCCGTCGTAGGTCGTAAATACTGGGCTGTAGGTGTTAAGCATTTTAAAGTACTCGCCTAAAATAGCCTCGTTCTTTTTCTTGAAAATATAATCAAAAAGCCCCACTGTTTTACCTCGCTTACTCGTTCTTAAGCAGCTGCCCTATTTCCGCGTACCATTTCTGCCGCACTGTCATAGCGTCTATAACTGATACAAAGCCGTCTATATGTGCTCGCTGCTCTATCTTGACTGGTCGAAACTTTCTTGTTTCCATGTTCTGCTTAAGTGCGACGTTTAAAAAGTGGCTCTTAAGCAAGTTATTGTTAGCAATTTTAAAGTTGCCGTCTTTTATAATTCCCTCAAACTCTCGTATAACTGGCGTTAAGTTCTCGCCTTGGTATACGTCGTCGCAATGCAGCCCCGCGCCCTCTAACTGCTCTATTAAGTACTTGGCGCTGTATCTGTCGTAGCCTATCTGCAGTATGTATAGCTCATAGTCTCGTATGATCTGCATAAACCAGTCGTATACGTCGTTATAGTCTACGTAGTTGTCGCCGCTTAGTGTTACGATACCCTTTTTAACGAAAAGGTCGTAGGGTACGCCGTCCGTAGCCTGCAATGTCTCTACCCTAGACGCTGGCATAAAGAATTGAGTAAAGGCATATAATATGCCGCCCTTTTCAATTACCACGCTAGCTGCTGTTAAGTCTGTAGTCTGGCTTAGGTCTAAGCCGCCTACGCAATAGCTGCCCCTAAAGTCCTCTAGTGTTACGTCTGCTGCCGCGCCGTCTACTACTACGTAGTCTAAAAATGCGGTGCTAGCGTTCTGCTTGATGTTGCAATATTTGCAAAGAAACTCGCTGCGCTTGCTTAAGCTCGTCTCTGCTACGGCTATTTCGTCTTTAAAAAATTCCTCGCTAACGCTTACGTTTATGTTAGGGTTAGCTTTTCGCAGCTCTGTTAGGTCGTTCCACTTGTCTACGTCGTCTATGGTGTATAGCAGCGGTAAAAGCCTGCGCTCTTTGCTGCCGCCCTTAAGCACGCCTGTAGCTCTCTTAAAAAGCTCGTCGTATATGCCGTCGTTAACGTAGCCTGCTGTGGTTATGCCCAGTATAAGCGGCTGCCGTCTTGCGCCTAGCGCACTTTTCATTACTTCGTACTGCTTAAGCCCGCCGTCGCCCTGCCATGCTGCCAGCTCGTCACATATTACAAGCTGCGGGTTAAAGCCGTCGCTCTTTCGTGCGTTAAAGGCGATAGGCTTAATAAACGTGTTATTATCCGCAATGTAAATATCACTGCGGCGTTTTTGTGCCAGCTCTTCTAGTTCTGGCTCTGCTAATACCATTTTGTAAAAGCCGTCGTACACAAGCGCCGCTTGGTCTAGCTTTGGCGCTAAGCAGTAAATCTCTTGCCCGTACTCTGGCTCTAGGTAAGCCATATATGCAATAATCGCGCTAGCTAGTAAGCTCTTGCCGTTCTTTCGAGCTATAACTATAAATACCTCGCGGTATATTCTAACGCCGTTGTCGTCTACAATTCCAAAGATAGCGGCTACTGCTGCCTTTTGCCAAAGCTCTAGCTTTAGTAAGTCGCTGCGCCCTTTGCTGTGGTGGCAAAAATTCTCGATAAACTTAATAGCCTTGTTTACAGCTTTGGCGTTGTACTGGGTTGCGCCTTTTTCTAGGTCGTCAACCAGCATTTTATATGCTAGCCTTATCCACTCGCCTACGACTACCTCGCCGCGTGTGATCTGGTCGTAGTACTCGTAAATGTAATTTTGTACTGTTGCCACGCCTGCTGCCTTACTCGTCTCTTAAAGCGGCTAGCCTGCTGGCTTTTCGCTTTGGCTCTGGTACTAAGTCCACAAGCTGCTTAATTACTGCGGCGTAATTTTTGGATAAAGCTATATAAGTGTCTGCCTCTGGGCTGCGCTTAGTTCCGTACTGGTTTTCGCCGTTCTTATACTCGCTTATCCAGCCGTCGTGCTCTAAGACTTTCTGCAGCTCGTCTAGTTCTATGCTCATAAATGCCGCCTTATCAATTAGCGGCGTTACTAACTTTTTCTTGTTTGCGTCTAAGTCCTTAAAGATACCTCTAAGTCTGCGTTGCTCTTTCTTGATCTGCTCTTCTTTGGTTAACTCTTTCTTTTTTGGCGCTGCTTTTTTGGCTGCTGCCGTCTTTTTCTCTGTCGCTCTTGCCATGTCCTTACCTCTCTACCCCACCCCCCTACTACACTACGCGTGCGCCCGCCTGCGGAGTAAAATTAGAG